GGTCAATGCTGGCCAGATGGTGGACATGACCAAGTTGTACATAGAGCGCGTGCCTGCTCGGCGGCATTTGGCTGCTGATGTGTTGATCATGGAAGTGTTGCGCGCGGCGTGGCCGTGCAAGGAAAGGGGTGGGGTATGAACGACAAACCAATAAGCGGCTTTGGCCTCGCCCCTATCAAGGGCGAGGAGATGATCTCTGATCCGGATGAATACGAATGGAAGTGCGACTGCGCCAGGTGCGAGGAGCGCTACAGGCATTGGAAGAATGATTTTGACACGCAACAAAAAGCATTGAGAGGTGAAGCATGAAAGAAGAATGGCTGCTGCCGGGAGCGGTTGTCCCGGTTGACCCTGACACAACAAAAGCATTGGTGGATGAGATCAAGCGCTTGATCGGTGTTATTGGGGGCATGGCGTTGCAAGCCGCAGCACCTGTGCAGGAGCCTGTGGCGTTTAACGCAGGCGTTCCGCCGCTTTACCCAGAGATGAAAGACGGCGAGACCATTTCCGTTGAATACACCACCCCACCCGGAGGACGTCAGTCCGAGGACTGCCTTACCGCAGCACAGGAAGACATTCAGCGACTAAGCGCATTGGTACGAGCGCAACAGATCACCATTGATAAGCTGGAGCAAGACCGTTCAGCACCTGTGCAGGAGCCTGTGGCGATAGTGGATGAAGATGGCGTCATCGTGGTCTGTAACTACAAGTACAAGCCCGGAGACAAGTTCTACACCAACCCACCCGCAGCACAGCGGCAATGGGTTGGGCTGACGGATGAGGAGATTGCAAAACTTGATTGTTACGACCATCTTAAATTTGCCCGAGCCATCGAAGCCAAACTCAGGAGTAAGAACAATGGATAAGACGATAGACATGGCCCGTGAGGCTGGTTTGCATATTCCGTATTGGGGTGAAGAAGAAGACCCAAAGAAAGACCCGCCAAGATGGACGATGGTTTCCCCGCTACCGACACTGCTCAAAGCCTTTGAAGCCCTTGTCCGTGCTGATGAGCAAGAGAAGTACAAGTGGGACATTCACTCATGCGGCCCGACCTGCAAACGCTATGCGTGTGTGGCAATGCGTGAGGCTGTTGAGGCCGAGCGTGAGGCGTGTGCAAAGGTATGTGAGCGTATGGCAGGCCGTCCTTCATGGGAGGCACACCAACATTACATCGATGCTGCCGCCGCCATCCGAGCAAGGGGGAACACATGATCTACAAAGAAGAGATAACCAAGTTGATCATGGCAAGTTACGACCGAGGCGTGGCCGATGCAAAGCAAGCGGCGATGGAGACTTTTACCGTGGCAATTAACGCAGCGGTGCGTGTTGAGCGTGAGGCGTGTGCAAAGGTGTGTGAGGAGTTGCATCAGTCATATGACGCTGGCGAAAGTTGGGAAGATGGAACATATGACTGCGCTGCCGCCATCCGAGCAAGGGGGAACATATGACCTGTAAACACCGCTGGGAACCCGTACCCGACAAGCCCATTTACAAGTGCGTCCGGTGCAACACTTACTTGAGGATCATCAAATGAGCCCCGAAGACGAAGAATTCAACCGCATGGAGCGTGAAGCGGACATGCGCCGAAAGGCTGTGAGCGCCGCTTTGAACGACCATGTGATGCACATGCGTGCAAACCTGAGCGAGTACGAGCGCGGTGTCATTGACGGCAGGCAGATGCAGGTGCAGTCCAGCGTGGACAAGGCAGTCAATGCTCTGTCCAAGCACCAGTGGATCGGCCTCACGGACGAGCAAAGACTGCGCATTCGTTTGGCCGCTGACTACAGCCCGTTCATGTCCGCTGGTGAATATGCGGAGAAGGTTCAGGCCGCAACCGAAGCCATGTTAAAGGAGCTCAACACATGAGCTACATCATCGCAAGCCTCCCTCCGATCAAATGCTTTGTCCGGCGCGAGTTTCTGTACAACTTCACCAAGGGCCAGGGCGAGTTGGAGCCAGCGATTTGGGTCAGCATCAAAGCGCTGCGCGGTCAGGTGTTCAGGATCGAATCACTCCTGCCCAACTACGGCGCTTTGTACGACAAACTGCCCTTGCATGCTTATGTCTGGACACACAGCCACGGGGATCTGCCCATCGATACCCTGCAACTGTGGGATTGCATGGGCTACCGCTTCACGGTCCTCGAGAAGATCGGTCTGCGCAACCTGGGCGTGAAGTTCTTAGGAAAAGACAAGAAGTGGCACCACGGGCGCTACATGTTCACTGTGGATTTCTGTGCGGACGGTATGGACGTTGACACGGGCTTTACTGAGCAGGCTGAGGAGCACAAGAGCTTCAACTTCATCATGCTGGAAAATGGTCAGTTTGCCGCGCAGCCCAACAACCGCTGCCTGTGGTACGACCAGTCCCTCATCCCTGCAGAGGTGAAGTTCCCTGACTTCCAGGCGGCGAAGAATTTTTACACTGTCGACGGTTCGCGCAAATGGTCCGCGGGCGACGATTGGTTTTACGGTATGGAGGAAAGAAAATGAAATGCAACTGCCACCCCGACTCGCCCTTTCACTGGGCGCACAACCGCCAGCCCAGCATCTTTGCCCAGGACATCGCTTTTCGGCCCAAAAAGCCGCAGGTGTACGAAACCCTGTCACTGGCAGAGAACGTGATTGCTTACAAGCAATTCAGCATCCACACCCGCGCGCACCCCAGCATCAAGCCAAGCCTGAACAAACACGAACTCGGAGGGCGTAAGAAATGAAATGGAAAGAGTGGGGCGAAAACCATTGGGTGCTGATCACCAGCGAAGGCGAAGTGGTTGACGAGATCAAACGCGACAGCCAGTTCTTCTTTATCTTAAAAAGCACCGGCAAGAAGTTTGTCGACATCAACAAAGCTAAAAAATCGAGAGTAACAGGAGTAGAGAATGGAAAACGGGATTAAAAGAATCCGTCTTTGTATGGGCATGACCCAGCAGCAGTTTGCTGACATGCTGGGCTGCAGCCAGGGCAACATCGGCCACTACGAGACAAGAGACCAGGTAGTGCCCCCTGACGTGGCCAGGAAGCTCATTGCTGAAGCCGCGAAGCGCGGTTCGCGGGTCACGTACGAAGACATCTACGGCACCGTGGACGAACCCGTCGCCAAGATCAGACCCATTGCTCGCAGAGAAGTTTTAGAAGCCAACGAACGGAGAAAACGCCATGCAGAAGATTGAACAAGACGTCTACCTCACCATCACTGAGTTTGGAGCCCAGGCCGAAGTGGTGATCCCACCTCTGGAGCTCAACGAGATCCGCCGTGAGCGCAGCGAGTACTTGGCGCAGACTGCCTCTGACCTCTACGATCGCGTGGTGTTCATGGTGCGCAGCGAGGGCCTGGAATACGACCCTGAGTTGGACGAGCACGACGACGGTCCCCTGGTCGAGATCCAGGTGCGCATGGGCATGTTCTCCATGTCCTCTGCTTTCTGGTGCGAGACACGGCGCGAGAGGCAGGACAAGTTGATGCGCGTTGTCAACGAGCTGTTCGCGGGTCTTCTGAACATGAAGAAGAACTACGACGACGTGGTCCGCGAAGAGGAAGAGGAAGATGCGAAAAAGAAGTAAGTACCGGCCCCGTGGCGTGATTTACGACACCGTGAACTATGTGGTGTCGGGCATGAAGGTGGTGGGCGAGATGAGCTCTGGCACCACACTCAAGATCAAGAACCACGCGGCGCTCGAATCGATGCGCCAGGGCCGCGGTACTCGGGCAGACATAGACGTCCTCATCAGCGCATTCAACATCACAGAAGCCTTGGCTTTGATGCGCATTGGGGATGATTGGAGGGATGAGATTCGGGCCGCGCAAGACGCGCTCCTGGCGGTGGGACGCCGGGGTGTGGAGACTGGCAAGTTTATTTTGCGCGGACCCGAGCTCACCTCTTTCAATCTGGCTATGGAAGTCCATGATGCACAGCTCGATGCCTGTACTGTAGCTGAATTGGAAAAAGCTATGGACTTTGTCCAGCGGATTATCAAAAACAAACAAGCACGAGCGATTGTGCAGCCAAAAAATGCAAGAAAAGAAAACGCCTGACAACAGGCCACTATCACAAGAGGAGCTCAAGGCCTGGTGGCCCTTTGAGCGGCTGGACCCAAAGAGGTTCCCCAAGCAACCCAAGGCCACTGAACCCGATCCGCTTGCGGATTTTGAAGAAGCACTTTTATAAGGAGAGCCCCATGAGTAAGAGAGATAACAGCAAGACCCTCGCGGTCATTGCATCATTGAAAGCCAACCCCAAGGCCAAACCGGCGGACCTTGCCAAGGAACACGGCGTAGCCACCAGCTACGTCTACCAGGTTCGCAAGAAGTTGAACGGCAGCCCCAAGCGCAAGGTCACCTTGACCAAGGACCAGGTGGGGATCGCAAAGAAGCTGGGCGTACCGCTCAAAGAGTACGTCAAGGAAGGCCTGAAGATGGGCGTGCTCAAGACCCGCCCAATCATCAATCCAGAGATCACCATGGAGCCCAGTGACGTGGACCAGATCCTCGATTCGCGGGCCAAGGACTACGGCAAGTTCATCGACGGCGCGGAGATCATGCAAATGCTCAAGCGCTTGGTGCACGGATACATCGAAGCGCGGGGTACGCAACTTGCGTTCGATCAGCGCGAAGCGATCGACATGATCATCCACAAGCTGGGCCGCATCATCAATGGCAACCCTGACAAGGTGGACCACTGGGTCGATGTTGCCGGGTATAGTACTTTAGTTGCAGATAGATTGCGGGGGAATGCACGATGAGCGATACCGCAGGCCTTGTCTTAATGATCTGGGTCGCCGCAGCGTGGCTCACGCACGTGGTGGTTTCTATCCAAACAGCGAAGTGGCTTTTGCTGTTGGTTGGGGCCATCTTCTTCCCTGTTGGCTGTGTCCACGGCACGGGCATCTGGTTTGGGTGGTTCTGATGAACACTACCCGTGTCAAGCCAGAAGAAGCGCGGGCCAGGGTCCTCGCTGCTTTGCGCGCGCACGACTACAAGGGCAAGACGTCGGAGTTGGCAGAATGGACTGGCATGCAGTCCTCTGTTGTTCGGCGTGCGGGCCTGTACCTGGCGTCGCGCCTGCAGTTGGACGCACAACGGGCAACTGGTGCAGGCAAGGGGGAGTACCTCTTCACCCTGCGCCAGCTTGATCTGTTCGAAGACCAAAAACCTCCGGCCACGATATGGCAGAAGGTCAAGAGTTGGTTTCGTTAAAAAGGGCCCCGCGGGGCCCTTTTTATTTATTTGGTCTGGGTGGCAGGATTTGAACCTGCGGCCTCCGCCTTCCAAGGGCGGCCGTCTACCGGGCTGACATTACACCCAGAGGTAGTCGGTCGAGGAAGAAAGATGGCTTTCATGGTGGATGGATTGTATATCACTTTGCTTCGCCCCAGCTCGGGCCGGTCTCCACATCACATCGGCTTGGCACTTCCATGCGCACAGCCTCTGCCATGATCCGCGCGCCCTCAATCGCTTCCTCCCGGCTGCGCACCGACAGGGCCACTTCGTCGTGCACCTGCAAGATAGGCGTCATCCCGGCCTTGGCAAGGGCCACCATGGCCGCTTTGGCCTGATCTGCGGCAGACCCCTGGATCAAACGATTGAGGCCCTTGTAGGTGCCTGAGCGCTTGATACGCTGGCCATAGGCAATGATGGCTTGATCGTGCGGTAGCGCTTTGTTCACGCCCCACTCCATCGGCTCCCAAAGTGGGAACCGGCACTTCCTGCCTAACAGCGTGCGGATCGCGCCGCCTGCTGCAGGATGGTCAATCCGCTTCATCACTGCATTGACTGTGCCCTTGAGGAACGGGACGTTGTGGTGAAAACGCGTGATCAGCTCATCTGCTTCGTGGGCCGACAGATCCAACTGCGCAGCGAGCTTGGCTTTGCCCATGCCGTACATCAGGCCCAGGCCAATCGTCTTGGCTGCCTTGCGTTTGATCCCGGCCATGTCCGCGACCATCTGGTGGAAGTCGGTGTTGGGATCGGTGTTGTAGGCGTCCACCATCTTGTCTGCACCGGGCAGGCCCAGGAGGCTGGCGTAGTGGACCAGCAGGCGCGGTTCTTGGGACGAGAAGTCATTCGATGCCCACAGTTGCTCCTGCTCCGGCAGGAACAGGCCCCGCACCATCGGTCCGATGATCTCGTGCCGAGCGGGAACTTGCTGGAGGTTGGGGTTGGCCATGGACAGACGGCCTGTGACCGTGCCGCCGTCGTCAGAGCGCATCTGGTTGACGTGGGGATGGATGCGTCCTGTCTTGGCACTGAAGTCCATGTACGGCTGCAAGAAGGTGCTGTGCGTCTTGTTGGCTTCGCGCGCCTCGATGATCATCTTGGCCAGCGGGTGATCGTGGTTGTCCAGGAACTGCTTGGTGAAGCTGGGTGCTCCATGCTCGGTCTTGGGGTACTGAACACCCAGGCGGTCAAAGGCGTGGGCAATCGACTGTGCGCCCCAGATGTCGATCTTCACGCCAGCCTGCTCCTTCATCTCGCGCAGCAGTTGGCTCTCGCGGGTGCGCATCTTGTCGATCAGCAGCCCGCACTTGTCGCGGTCAAAGCGGATGCCTCGGCGGGTCATCTCCAGCAGCACAGGGAAGACGTCTGTCTCCATGGTGAAGATGGATTCGACCTCATCCTGGCGCATCTTGATTTTGAAGTGTTGCCAGAGTTTGAGCGTCAGCGCCGCGTCCTGCTCTGCGTACTCACCGACGTACATGGCCGGGAGCTTCCAAAGCTCTTTCTTAGGGTGGACGCCAAAGTCGGCTGCCGCCTGTTTGAGCCCCTGCTCCGATTTAATCTCCTGGAGGTAGTCGAAGCCAAGCGCATTAAGGCTGTACGAGAAACGGTTCTCATCAAGGAGCGGGGCCGCAAGCATAGTGTCCATGATTCGGCCATTGATGGTGAATCCACTGGCACCCAGCCACCCGGCGTCGTAGGCCGCGTTGTGCATGATTTTGTCGGCGGGGGTACGGAGAATGTCCGCCACCCATCGTTCCACCAGCTTCTTATCCAGATTTCCACCACCAGCATGAGCAACAGGGTAATAGCCAGACCAGCCATCCACGGCGATGGCGTATCCGACGATAAAACCATCGCCGCGAGGCCAGCCAGGACCAAACGACTCCAGGTTGGGATCACATGTTTCGAGGTCAATTGCAATCTCCTTGGCTGTGGATAAGTTGGGGAAAGTCTCTGGGGCGACCCACTCTGTGGGGGTCGGGAAAAGCGGCATGGTTCTCATAGCAGGAATCCTTTATCTTGAAACTTGGGCAGCACTAAGTGCAATGATTTCTTCGCTCGGGTAATGCCCACGTAGAAAAGGCGGTTCACGTCGTCCCCGTTCTTCTGCATGTCTTTGGCAAACTTTGTGGAAAGATCCATGAGCAGCAAGACGTTGTCCGCCTCCCCGCCCTTGGCTCCGTGTATTGTGGATAACTTGATGCGGCCACCGTCCGAGAGCTTTGTGCCCTGACGCAGCACCGCCACCAGGTAGTCGCGCTTGTCGTGTGCAATCTTGCCCAGGGCCTCGTGCCACACCGGGGTGTCCAGCAGCCCGTAGTTGGCCTTCAACTGCTCCAGGGTGAACAGCTCGTTGCGATCGCCCTTGAAGGTCCGATGTCCGCGGGCCACGTACTCCGAATCAAGATACCGGTAGACATTGGACAGATCCTCGCCGCCCACTTCGTAGCCCTTGCGCAGGCGCTCCCAGGCCACCACGGCCTTCAAAATGGTTGGTCCGATGCTGGGTAGGCCCGAGCGCTCAAACAGCAACCCCTTGCGCTTGAGCCACTCACCCACCGGGTTGAGCAGGTAGTTGGTGCTGCCCAGGATGAGCCACTGGCCGTCGTTCACGGGCACGTCCTCGAAGCGGTAGTAGGTCATCACGTGGCCTTCGAAGTCACGCGGCTTCCACTGCTTTGGCTGGCGCTGGCGGATGCGGTGCACAACCTGGTTGGCCAGGCGGTGCACGGTGCTTGGAACGCGGTAGGACTGATCCAGGACCTTGATGCGGCCCTGGAAGGACAAGAAGCTCTTGACGTCGGCCCCGGCCCAGGTGAATACTGCTTGATCGTCGTCTCCGGCGAGGAATACCCTTTGCGCTTTCGCAGCCAGTGCTTCCACCAGTTGCCACTGCAATCGAGATAAATCCTGCGCTTCGTCCACGATTAGAACCTCCAGTGCAGGTAATCGCTCCGGCTGCTGCACGATCATCTCCAGGAGATCCGTGAAGTCCAGCAGATCCTTGCTGCGTTTGTAGTGGCGGTAGGTCCGCTCGACAAACTCAAAGTGGAACCACTCGATGTCCAGGCCCGAGTCGTTGTAGTGCTGGCGCAGGTCAATGCCGCGGATGCGCGCCAGATTGATCTCGTTGAGGATGGGGTTGTCCGGCTTGGCCAGCTCTGTCTCATCGTCAGAGCTCAGGGAGATCTCGATGCCTGCTTGAGCTGCGAACTCGCGGTAGTGCTCCGGCTGCATGATCAGGTCGGCTTTGACGGCCAGGGCGTGGTACGCCAAGCTGTGCAGGGTCCTGAAATAGGGGAAGTCGGTCTTGGGGACGAGCTGCGGGAACTTCAGCGCTGCGCGGTCGCGCGCTTCATTGGCAGCCTTTCTGGTGAAAGAAAAGTAGCCAATCCTTGCAGAGGAAACCCCTGCCTCCAGTTCCCGGTCGACGACGTTGAGCAGGTAGGTGGTTTTGCCTGAGCCTGGAGGGCCGAAGACCTTCTCAATGCTCGGTGTCATGGTCTGTCACTCTATACAGATCGTTGGGCCAGACAAGGACTGGTGTGTCAGGACCGATGTATGCGCCCTCGATGTTGGACTCGATGAACTCACGGGCTTCTTCGAAGTCCATGCCGTCACGCGACATCAGGATGTTGCGGATCACCTCGGCGTTGTAAACCAGCACTTCGACCTGCGTCTTGTTGGTCCAGATGTGCGCCGGACCAATGATGGCCTCATCTAAATCGTCCCACTTTTTCAAAACGGGCTCCCTTCCTTGCGTTGTGTTTGGGTATCAAACGGAGCTTCCTGTTTATCAAAGCGCGGGATGCGCCAGCAGCGCACAGCACGGCCCTTGAGGAACAGGCTGATGGGCTCGCCACCGATGTCGCGCAAGCGCTGAGCCATCTTGGGTGCGGTGAGGGACTTGAAGTTGTTGCGCAGCAGGTGTGCGTCAAGGTCCTTGATGCGGAAATAGGTCTTGGCCTCGTCCTCGTCTGTCCATGGACGGCCCATGAGCAGCTCTTCGCGGGCCAGGGCCTGCTGCATGTGCGTCGTGAATTCCTCGAGCAGGTCCATGAACCGCCCGACCACGCTGGTGTCTTCCGATGCTTCGGTGATTTGCTCAGTCTCCACCATTTCTTTAAGCAGAGCATTGAGCAGTTGCTCCCAGTCCTGCTTGCGCAGCGTAGGCGGCACGGTGTTGATCTTCTCAAGGCATGCCTTCTGGAAGGCCGCTTGGTTGAAGAGCATTTCAGTTTCGAGCTCCACGCGCTTGCCGTTGACGTCCAGGAACCACAGTGGTGGATCGCTGGCGTACTTGGACAGGCTGGCTACCTGAGCCGCATCAGGGGCGTGAGCCCCGATGCCGAACTTGCGAGAGCGACAGAGTCCAGAGTTGCAAAAACTGTTGAGAGGCGCGTCCTTGCACTTGTATTGATAATCCTTTTTGCCAGCCTGTTTGATGATGAGCTGGACCTCATTGTTGGGCAGCGGGGGAGCAACGTATTTGAGGTTGTACTCAACCATCTTGTCCTCCCACGAACCCGGGTGGGCACGTTTAAGATAGACCCCAATGTTGAATAGGCCATTATTGCGGGTGCCCTCCGGGAACCCCTGCGCACAAAGAGCTTGTAGGCAAGGCGGGCCGTCTTTGATGGGACTCTCCGCTTGTTTAGGCGGCTCAGGGAAATTGAGTGGCGTGTCTTGCACGTTGGCAGCGTGGAGAGCATAGAACTCCTCAAGGGTCGCCGCAGAACCGTCGGCATTGAATGCATACCTTGTACCCGAGTCTCCACCGAAATACGGCAGGTTAAGGAAGTTGCCGGTGTCTCCTCGGTCCACGAGGATCTCTGCTTGTTTGGGGAATATTTCCCGGCCAGCCTCTCCAAGAAGAGCAGCCGCATTCTTGAGATAGGTCTGGAAGTCGCGAGCAGGTGCCGGAGTTTTCGTGAAGAGAAAGACATGCGCGCCCCCTGACTTGCTGCGGCACACGACGAGCGGCAGCTTCAATTGATGGATTTTTTCGACCAGGCCTTTATGGTCGAGCGGATACTGGTCAATGTCGATACAGCCCCAAATGCAAGTGTTGTCAGCCCGTATCGGAATAATGCCCAGGGACGGGTCAATCCCCGCAAAATGCTGGACCCATAGATCATCAGTAGGTGGCTTGCGAACCACCGTAGCTTGTCCCGCCTGCTTTCCATCGCCTCGCTCCGATTTGATTTTGTAGGTGCCATAAGCGATATCGAGGCCGCTAAATATGGCTTTGAATCTGGTGATGTCGGTCATACAACTCTCTATAGAAGGAGGGGGTGGCCGGTGCTGATCTCCGGCTTATTTGGTTGCTCCGAGTAGTCAGGTAGAGTCGCCCGATTGCTCCCAAAACACCGCGCGCATCAGCCTGCGCATTCACCCCCAAAACATTAGAACGGTACAGCGTTTGAGCTTGCAGCGCCATCCGCATGCTCGTGCTTGACCTTCACGTCACCAGCGTTGATCTGCTGTGCGAAAGACTTGGCAGCCGAGTAGGCATTCATGTCCTCAACAGGGCCGACCTTTTCCACTTCCCAACCAAACCACTTGCCCTTGTCGTTCGACTCGGCCTGTGTCGTCAAGCGATACAGGTGGCTGTACATGGGAGGCGTGAACGGACCGTTCTTGCCCATCATCTTGGTGGACATCAACATGCTGTTCCACTTGCGTGACTTCTTCAGTTGTGTCGACTTCATCGTGATCAACGCTGGCTCTGGAATGCCGCTGTCGTTGATGACCATCACGTAGTGGTTGGCCGTGTTCTCGATGTAGTTGCCGTTGTCCAGATAGTCCTTGCTGTCGCCCGGTTCGCGGTGCGTGCGCGTGAGGATATCGGACGTTGCAGGGTAGACAGCGATCGGAGCGCCGCTGCCCGAGCCGCGTGGAGCCCACTCGATGTACTGACGAACGTAGGCCACGGGAATGACAGTGATGCCTGCCTTGCCGTCATGCAACTCACCTGTGACGGTGTTCATGATCATGCCGGGCAGAGCGCCATCAATCTCGCCCACTTCAGGGCTGGTGTTGGTCAACAGACGCAGGAACGGAAGCGCAAAGTCTTCCTGGCCCATGCCGTCGAAGCCACTGTTGGCATCGTCCTCGAATGCGTTGCCCAATGCAACTGCGTACTCTTTGTCTTCTTTGACTGCGACTTGGTTCTTGCTCA